GAGGGATTCAAGTTTAGGTACCTGAATTCTACGAGGTATTCTGTTAAGAAAATTATGGTTAGACTTAGGATGAGAGCGCAAATATTCAGTTTGCCACTTATCGATATTAGGATGTGGTGTCCAACCGTACTTAAGATTCTTAGCTAAACGGATACCGGTAGATATACGTTGTTTTTCAAATTCTTTCACGTTATGAGGAAGAGATTTTGATCGATCGACTTGTAAACGACGAGAAGCCGTGGTAAAAGTTGACAGCAGTAAAAAGCTAACGATTAGAGAGAAACGCGAGAGTTTAACGATAGACTTTGCCAACAGGTAGGCAATTTTAAAACAATGGCGTGGTGTACAATGGTACGATGCCCGGCTAGGCATCAACCTTGACCAATTCACTCAGAATTGGCCAAGAAACTACGGAAGGCAATTTTATTACCGTGTCCAACAATGCCCGAAACTGTTCATGGTGGACTGGCAACAAACCATAGCGAGAATAAAGAAAAGCCCAAGTATCGGGGGAATCTAAATGTCTAGATTGAGCCAAATTTCCGTGGATGAACGCCTTGGTATAATCTCGACCAAGAACGCGCCGGTGAGCATCCAGGAAGTCTCGTATGAACGGGACATGATAGCACGTATCGTACAACCCAGTCACCATACCGAAAACATCCAATTCTTGGTTGGTGACCGAAGACCCAAGTCGGTACAAAATGCGCCCAATCTTGGGCGCAGGAATTATACCATCTGCAGAGGGGTAAAATAACATTTGACAAAACTCAGTCTCATGTATATTGGGTGTGAGAACATGATCGCACTCAAAACCCATAGCTAACATACGGTCATCAAAACCGATTATGGCCTTCTGCATATAACTTGTGCGGGATACTATCCAATGATCATCACCATTGAACAATCCAGCCCAGGTCAAAGGGCCAGGCTCGCCCAAACAACCAACCAGATTGGTTATATTAACAGTTCCGTTGCCAACAGAAGTGTTGCCTTTACCTGTTATACGTTTTTTCAATTTAGTTGAAAAACGTATCCCCGGATAGCGCTGTGCACGGCCATGAGGGCTTTCGAGCATAATATGAGCTCGAATGAAATCTTTAGGCATGCCTGAAAGAATCAAACACTGTCTCTCAAAGGCTGCCGACCCTTCATTACAATGAGCGTCCATTGCGGATTGGTCTCCAAAAAAGAATACAATAGGGTCGTCGGGATCCTGGCCATAAACTGTTAACCAGATCTCCACGAGGCGCCCTATTTCTTCCGTCATGTAACCAGGAGTCCACATAACTGGCACGTAAGTTCCAGTAAATGAAAGGGATAACTTGACTGCTTGCGAATAAGCCCAATAAAACGGCCCAGTTGCCACGTTAGCTCGATCAGTCATATTCATGACTACACGAGCATTGGCAAGTGGTATATCATCGCCCAACATAAGAGCTTTTGATTTTTCGTTTTTGACGATGGCTTCAATTGTCGTATCACGAAAATTGAACTCGCGTTCGGCGAGACTAGCTCGCGCTAAGCGCAATTTAACCACGGTCTTAGCTGGAAAACGGTTTAGCCAAACATTGAACAAGGCTTCGGTCAAAGTAGGGACCAAAGGACGGAACCGATACAAAATCGAATTCGCATCGTCCAATTTGGCTATCATACGACGCCAAAACTCCATGTTCGGAGGAGGCACATCAACCAAGACTCGACTCTTAATAGCGTTCTCACACGAACGTCGAGACCGCTCTATAACGGTCGGAGTCACCTCAGTGAATGCTATGCCAAAAATTCGCAACGTTGAATTTTGATCTGGGCGAGGATTGACGTCTCCAGCATCATTATACTTGGCATCTTCATCCAACTTTGGATTGGGAGTTTTGGGATTGTAATAATCCGTGATCCTAGGGGGCTTGTTGAAAGTCAACAAACCGCCTATTGTGGGCTCAATGTTTTGATTTCGCAAATGGAGCCACTGCTCGGCGGCATTTGTTTCATGTTGATTGTAACAACAATAATATCCGAAACCAAAATATTGGTAAGCACAGGAAAACAAGCAACAAGCTTCGTCTAAAGGTTCAAGATCCAAACTCGCGGCGTGTACGGCAAACATGTCTTTATAAGACTTCACCATAACGCCCAACTGACTAGCTTCCAATTCAAGCCAAAGAGCAAGAGCAACAACAGACGCATAAATAGCAGCGGGGCCTGCCACATGAGATGGCATCCGCATTTTTTGTAGAAGGTGTTTAGCCTTATGCAAAACTGTCGTATACAGTTCGGGAGTACGCTTAGTCCCGGCAGCTATCAAAGACAAACTGTGAGTGAAGCCGACAGGCAACACAACAACTTGTCCAACTTTAGTTGCTACGTAAGTGCGACCGTAAACCATATGTATCTTGCTAATGGGAGCTCGAGCCGTTTCATAAGATGGTGAGCTCAAGCTATTATCAGTGATCCCCAAAACTGGGGTTAGATCAACAAAACCTGACGAATTGTTTAGAGAATCACGCCACGGGATAGTGACTGGCGGCGGGGGATCTCGGGGTGGACCAAGGATAAAGAGATAAACCCTGGTAGACCCAATCGTGAAAACTAAGTTCCACTCTAGCGTTGCAGTACGCCAGTGAGCCTGTCCGGCTCGCATCCACCACATATCGCAATGTTGATACGAGGGGTTACCGTTAAACGTACAGTTTAACAGTCCGTCTGTGCCAATGTAATATTGGCCCTCACCACCGCAAAGAGTTCCACAAACATCATCAAAATCATGACACACGACGTAACCACAACGCGTGCGAACTTTCGATAAAGCCGTCGCTATTTCGTCTGGAGCAAAATAGTAGACAGAGTGGATAAAGGTGGCAAACTCGAATTGACGAGTGTCCAAGCAAGAGCACGTTTGCAGCGTATGATTGCAATAAGCCGTAATGCCCTTAGCGTGAGCATTACCCGCTCGCATGGCGTCTCCGTGGTGCAAATTTGGCATAATGCCATGAGGCAACAAACGGGAAGACAAACCATAAGCGGTCAAATCATTTATAACGCGGTCGATATTAGAACCAACATCTACAAATTCAATTGGACCTTCAAGATGGTCATACATAGCATCAAAAACAAAACGAGATGCTATGCGGCGCTCAATCGCCGCAATTGGGTGGTGATGGTGAGATCGATTCAATGATTCAATGGTATAGCCCAAATCACGAAAGGAAGCTACGATCTCGGGGGAAGCGTGGTGTTTAACTTGAACAATGGACGGGGGAGTTCGGACAGGAAGGACGGCGGAATCAGAAGGTGGATAAAAGTCTGCAAGCTTCAAATTCTCCAAGCCAGGATAACTGGGTTTTGGATATGCCAAAAAAGGTATAAGTGGAGACAATATCGACTTACGAACTTTTTTGGCTGGAAAGCATTACCCGGCAAATGCTCACCGGTAGATTCATCAACAACCTCCACTTTGGAAGGTTGGACAAGCGGTCC